TCTTCTCCTCCATTAGCGGCAGATAAATTGTTACAATCTGCTGAATTTCTTACGAATTGTGCTACCTGATATATTGGATTTCTTGGAAATGTTATCAACAAATTTGAAAAATTTCTAATTGAATTAGCTTCAACATTGTGAGATAAGCCCCCACCACTTCTATAAACAATAGAAACAGTAACATCTGGAGCAAGGATTCCTAGTGTAGTTGTATTTAGTAAATTACCTGGATTTAGTGTAAATCTACTGATAACTTTTTTGCCATATAATGGTAATGCAAACTCACTTGGATCAGGAATGGAATCATCATTATAAGCCGCAGCAGAACCTCCACCAAAAGTTAAAGTAACATTTCTAGAGGATAAATTTCCTGTTTTTATAAATCTATATGGAGCAGAAGAAGGAATTAATTTTTCCTTTACTATATTGTTGTCTTCGTCTTTGTTATATATTGTTTTATATACTGTATCTTGAGTCAAAGCTTCAACTTCATAATATTCATTTCCTTTAGAATCAATAACAGAAAGAATTTCTGTTATGTCTTGTTTAGATAAAGTATATTTTTTAAAAGCTTGGAATCCTGTAACTTGAAAACTTTCCGTAGAACGTCCACCAGATATACAAATTTCTTCTCTTGTTACAATGAATGAAGTTGCATTTCCATTTGCATCAGTTTGTAAAACTTTAACAGAAGCCAATAGATTTCCAGAACTGTCTACATCTCCAAAATCTATGTCTTGAGTTAATTCAAAATCAACACCACTATTTGATTTGCAAACAGTACCAGCAATAATTTTTGGTAAAGATGTTGGATCTGGAACATAATTTCCATTAGAGCCGGTCGATGGAACTTTAAAATAAAATGACACATTAGCAACAGCAGGAGATGCACCAACAATTGGAACCCCTGCATTTTTTAAATGTCTTTCAATGTTGTTGTTTTCAACAGAACTATCTGGAAAATTTTCTTGGAATTGATGATCTAAATAAAAACTTTGAACATCTCCAACGTAAGCACTCATGTCGAGAAGAAGACCACCTAAACTAGCTTCTGAAAAATCTCTTATCTGGTCTGGAAAATATGTCCTTGCATATTGCAGCAAATCCGCCCGAAGACTATCAAAATCTTTATTCAGGTATCTTCTTTCTTTTATTGTTTTGAATGCTTGTTTTTTATCAGCCATATTTTTCCTAAAATCATATTACAGACAAATTTATTTCAATTAGTCTTTCTTTTATTATAGTATTCGGAACAGAATAAGTCATAATTATTTTGACAATTGCCAGATAATCATTGTTTTCTAAATCATTTTTAGAATCAAAACCAACAGGAGTTACAAATGGCATCCATTTGCTAATTGCCGTATTGATTCTAATCATAGCCTCAGAATCGAAATCTTCTTTATTTGAATATTCTGTTAATAATGGTCTTAAATTGGCTCCAAAATTATACATACCTAAACGTTCACCATGATTTGTTTGGACTAAATTTTTTAAGTTATCATCCATTTGTTCTGCGAACTCAAAATGCATTTCAAATAAACTTTTTCCAGTAGTGTCAATTGCTAAAGGAGTTTTAATGCCAAAAGGTATTTGAGGAGTTTGTACTGTCCTCTGATTTGGTTCAAATCCTTTAATACCTACATCTTTAAATGAACGTAATACCATATCAATTAATTATTATTCTTTCAACTTTTAGATATATTTATTTGTTCTATAACAAATTGATATATTGCATCAGCAAGTTTATTTGATAAATCTGCTACTTCTTGAGTTGTTTGTCCGTCTGTTGTTTTTGGAAATGCAGCCGCTATTGCTGCTGATAATTGTTCTTTAGTCATATTATTCCCCAAATACTTTCTTTGATTTGGCTTTTTCAACTTCCACGTTTGGTGCCAGCGGCGGTGGACCTTGATCTTGTAATGTTCTTTGTAATGATATTAATTTGGCTACCGGTACTCCGAGACTATCTGTAGTTGCTATTAATCCTGTTGTTACGTAATTTTGGAAATCTCTAACATAGGAACGTAAATCATCTATTTCTGTTTGTAATTTTTCAATTGTATTTTGATATGCTGCATATCGAATAAAAGGTTGTGCTTCGCCAGTTCCCTGTCCTAAATAAATACGATTTCCTTCAATTTGAATTTTTCCATCTTTATCAAAATAAATATAAGCTAAATCACCATCCGGTGAATTGTCTTGTTCTATACCATTTGTTGGAGAACCGGTATTTTTATTACCTTCTCTTGCTATTAAAATTGTTCCTGGAATTTTTACTGCATCACTTCCTATTTGTGGTTTTCTTCTAGCAATAATTCTAACGTGATCTGCTTTAGCAACAACATAACTTCTATTCAACTGTGGTTCAACTACTTCTGGTTGTGTGTTTGCTAATGTACCAACTGGATATTCCAACCCACCTTGTTCGGTCGGAATCAATTTATAATTTAAATCAACTTTACTTTGTTGAACAATGTAAATTCTAGCAGCATCCTCTAAAGGATCTGGATTCCCTTCATTGATATTCTCTTCATTTCTTTGAGATCTGTTGAATGGAGCCTTGTCATTTTCTAAATTTTGTCGTTCATTTTGGATTACTCTGCAAGAAGTAATAGAAGAATTGTTATCGCCAGGATTTTCATTTGGTGCTGGTTGAATTCTTCCTCTTCCAACTACTAAATCAATTGAACCTGCTCGTCCTTTTATATCTTTTGGATCGTCACCAGAAGCTCCATAAACGCTTCCATTTCTATCTTCACCTAAGACTATGACAGAATTATTTGCACCGTGTAAAACAAGCTCCTGCGGTCGTTTAGACCATCTAGGAACAGCTTCAGGAGTAATCAAACGATAAGATAAAGAATTATTTATTATATTTTCAAAAACATTTTGATTAGCATTTACTGAAATCGTTTGTGATTCCGGCGCAGAAGCATTGCCATTTGGAAATGAAGGTATTGGAGAATTTTCTTGTAAATTTGATAAATCTGATGTCCCATAATTTGAAGATAAAAGTGATGGATCATAACTTCTATCAAAATGTGTATAGTTTAAATCTTCAACACTTCTTTGAGAATGAATCCTTGAAAGCCAAAAACCTAATTTATTACCATAATTTTCAAAATTTTCAAAAATTACATATACTGTTTCTCCTGGTTGAATTGGCAAAGAAATGTGTGAATAAAAAGGAAATAACAATAAAGTACTAGTATTTAATTGACCCTGACTATCATTTACAATTCTACCTATTATAGAATTAATAGGCATAGAAGAAATTAACTCTGAATTAGAAACAGAATTAGTAATATTTGCAATTTGTTGTTCAGTTAATGAAAATGGATCATTTATTACCTCCATTACAACTGCTCTTTGTAATGTTGGAGTGCTCGTACTTGTTCTGGTTTGTTTTAATTCATTACCAACAGAAGTAGAATTATTTTTTCCTACCATTGTTCTGCTAATACTTATTCCACTACCTCTTGTCATATTTTCCTAAATTTCATTGAATTTTACTATTCATTTTTGTAATTTTATCATACATGTCATCATTGCTAATACTCTCATCTATCTGTTCTTCGCCAGCTTTTTGAACAAGTTCAGCTAATTTAATTAATTGTTCATTTGTTTTATTCATTCTTTCTATATATTTCGATAAAGTTGCACCATGTATTGCATGTTCTGAAGTGTTGCCATGAACATTTTTATATAAATCAATCCACATTAGATATGAATTTCTTCTATCTTGGACTGCATTTTCATAAATTTGTCTCCACAAAGCTTTGGTTTTATCTTCAACTGTAGAAATAGAATCTAATAAAATTGCAAAATCTTCCATTTGCTTATTTATTTTACTGTCAAGTTCTGTTTTATCTTTTTCAATCCTATTCAAATTATCTTCAGGTATTTGTATAGGAGAAGATGGCTCTAATATTTGATGTTGTTTATTTTTTGTCATTGTTTAAATTGTTTCAAATATTAATTATAATAGGAGTAAAATTAATATATTTACAATAATGAAACAAGTTTATATTAATTTTACAGATATTAAAGAACTCAAAGAAATCAAAAATAAAAAAGCATTAATACCAATAAAAGAAACATCAGATATGAAAAACATATCAAATTCACTACTAAAAGAACTAATTTCATTAACAGTAGAAAAATTAGTAAAAGAAATGAAAAAAAATATTAATGATTTTGGAAATAATATTAAAATCTATTTAATAGAACGTGGTCCATATAAAAGAATTGTTTTATTAGACCAAAATAAATTAATTTCATATCTTTCTGATTTAGAAAATAATAAAGAAATTGAATTAGAAAAATTATCTGATACCCCTGTCGTTGGGACACTTGTCTTTCAAAGAACTAATCAAAAAGACTTATGGAGTACTATGTCAATTGCATCAGAAGAGGGATATGGAGCTTTATTATATGAATTAGCAATGTCAATAATATATCCTTCTTGGTATTCTCCGGATGATCCTTCTCGTGTTAATGAATTGTCTAAAAGAGTTTGGGTAAAGTTTTTCAATAGAGAAGATGTAGATAAAAAGAAAAAAAATATAAGTTCGGAAGAATCAGAAAATCCATTGAATTATCAATATAAAATAAAAAATCCTATTTCATATGAATCTTATAAATTAGATTCTTCTATTATTAATGATTTCTCATATGGTAAGAATGAATTTGATGAAATAATTTCTGATTTAGGTTCTAGTTATTTCCTTAACAATTATGATTTAACAGATTGATATTTAATAGTATGAAAAATAATTTCTATAAAAAAACAAATATCAATATTTACAAAGTAATACAGGACTTATTTGATTCACCAAAAAAATTCCCAAAAACCACAGTAAAAATTTCACATCATGGTTATGGAATTTGTAACAATGTTTATTTTATAAATAAAGTTTTTTTTGGAAACGAATCAAATCCAAATGAATTAGATAAAGCAGTAGGATATTTTTCTGATTTTTCTGATAGAAAATATTTGGCAAAAGAAATAAATGATTTAAAATTAAATCATTTATTAAATCAATTTAATTCAATTTATCAAATAGAAGAGCCAAGTGTTGTATTTTTAGAACCAGATTACAATGGAGGAATGCTAAAACATTATTTTCATTTTATTGAACATTTAATTGGTTTATGGTCCTTGATACAAAGTAATAAAATAAACCCAAATAAAATAAGAAATATAATAATGCTTGGCGGTGGGAACGTAGAACAAAACTTTGCTGGAATTAATGATATTAATAAACATCTCACAAAAGCTTTGTTCCCAAATTCAAACTTTATCCAAGCTAAAAAATTTCATGAAATATGCGATAATAAAATAATTCTTTTTAAGAATGTAATCTTTTCAGACAGAACTGCAATCCATCAAGAAATACCAAAAAGTATTTCAAAATTAAATAAAATGCTTTCTATGCCTGCAAATTACATATCTCATGATGATATGGAATCTTTTAAAGATAAAATATTAGATTATTTTAATATTGTTGTAAGAAAAAGAGAAATGCCAATTTTAACTTATGTAATAAGAAATGGCGATAGAAAACTAGAAGAAAATCTTGAAAAAGATTTATTTGATGAAATTAAAAAATTAAATAAATTTAGAGTACAAAAAATAGATTTTGCTAAATTACCATTTTCTAAACAAGTACAAATAGTGTCAAACACAGATGTTCTTTTTGGGGTTCATGGTAATGGATTAACACATTTAATATTTTTACCATCATCAGGAAAAGTAATTGAAATTTTTCCTGATGATGTACACCATTTAGATTATAGAATGTTGGCAGATTTAAAGGGTATTAAATATACTGGATTAGATCCAATTAAAGGAATTTATTCTAGAAAAAAATCCTATAGTATAGGAGCAACAGGCATTCCAACAAAAACAATTGAAAAATTAAATATTCCTGAAATAATTCAAATTTTAAAAAATATTTGATCAATATTCAAATGCCTCTAACCGTCTAATTTCTTGATAATGCTTTTTTAGATTAGAAAGAACCATAGACAGTTGTTTACTAGAAAGATTTGTCATTTCTCTTATATAAATTAAGATTGCCCTTTTAGAAAGAAGATCAATTTTATCTATTTCACCAGATAAAGTTTTAATTGCTCTAATACATTTTCTTTCATTTTCTGTTTTAGCTTTCTTCTCTACTTCTTCCAATAAAGAAGCAAATAAAGCATGATTTTCTTTTGAAACCATTAATTCTTCGAATGAAGGTACAATACTATAATTTTCAATTGTCTCAGCATCATCTTTTGATAAAGCCTCTGTGTTATCTAAAGAAATATAATTTTGAACTTTTTTATTATTTTGTTTGCTTTTGATTGTTAACCAATTTTTAGCAACTACGTTGAAATAACTAAAAGCTTTAGAGCCTTTCTCTGGATTAAACTTAGAAACCGCTGTATACAAAAATCCTAAACATTCATTTTTTAAATCATTTTTTGATTCATAAATGACATTAAATCCATATACATTTATTAAATTTTCTACCAAAGAATCAAATGCAGGAAGAATTTCTTTTGTATAAATTACTTTCTTTTTTTCTGGATCTAATTCTTCTTTATAGACCACAATAGATTGTTGTGTTTGTTCATCAAAATAAACTAAACTAGGAGAAGAGTCTTCTTTTTTTCTTCTAATTTTTTTTCTATTTTTTGGTTCACTGTTTTTTTTGATTTTCATTTAAACGATATCTTTCAAGATTTACATTTTCTTCTTCAGTATTCGGTATTTCTTCATTTTCCATTGTTTCAATTACATATTTTTGTTTACTTTTTTGAACAAATTTTTGTGTAACTTTGTTTACTTCAAATTTCGCCATTTTAACTTCTGACAAAGAAGCTTCTACCATCATTTTCACTTCAGGACTATCAAAAAATAATTGCATTGATAGAAGCTTATTCATCGTTTCTTCTGTATCATTTAAAGTTTGTATTGCATCGGATAAATCATCCTCAACGATCATTACTATTCTTGCCCAATGATATGCTTTATATGTTACATATATAGACAATAAAATAAATAATAAATTAGAAAAAAATAAAATTGTTGCTATAAACCAAGCCATATTATATAATTGTCTCTAGTTCTTTAGAATAAAGCTCATATATGCTTTTGGATGAATAAGCTGCTTTTAATTTCTCAGATAGTTCTTTAGCCCATGTTTGTGGAATAACAGGACTTTCAACAAATTTATTTATTTTTCTTTTAAAATCTTCTTCACTTGGGTAAGCCCATTTGAATCCATTTTGATAAATTTGTCCATCTATTTTCGATTCGTGTACTGGTCCAAGATTATAATCTATTTTTACAAATTTTCCTTTTGATAGGAATTCTGTGTGAGCACTCCAATTGGTAACAATTACTGGTAAACCATTGGCTGCTGCTTCAAGAATTGGAAGTCCAAAACCTTCACCATGAGTTAATGAAATGAGTGCTTTTATTTTTGGATGTCTATAAAGACCAACAACTTCTTTATTGGTCATATCTCCGTGTAATAGATAAAAACTTGGTCCATTGGTTCCAATTTTTGTTTCATTAACAACTTTTGTTATAATAGAAACACAGTTAATTTGATCAAGAATAGTTTGTCTACCTAGATTAGTTTTTATTACAATTCCAACATCAGGATTATCTTTAAAAACTTCGTTTAACCATTTAATGGTATAAAAAATATTTTTTCTATCATTTTCTGGATTGTTTCCCGTTATTTGAGAAAAGATTAAGAAATTTGTTTTCTTATCTAAAACTAAATTATCTAATCCTGAGATGGAATCGTCCAAACATTCGTCAATGAAAGATTCGGGAATGACCACTAGTTTAGTTTTTATTTCACCAGAATTCATTAAAACATTTTTAGTAAATTCAGATGGTACAATTACCATATCCATCCTATTACAAGCTGTAATCCATTCTGGATTGCATTTATCGGCTTCTACTGCTGCGGTAATTCCAATGTTATAATCGGCTAAGAATGGATTCCATTCATTTGGCAATTGTAACTGAAGACTAACGTCATAATGATCTGCTTTTGTACTAGATTGCACAATTCTTCCAATTAATCCGTTATGGGCTTCCGTTTCTAATATCCATGGTGTTATTCCCCATGGAAGTGGTTCACAGAAAATTTCTAAATCGTTTCTTTGGTCTGCAATTGAAAAAAGCCAGCTAGCAACTTGTCTAGCATGAACACCATATCCGCTTTGGGTTAATAATGGACCTCTTAAAATTACTTTTTTCTTTTTCGTTTCCATGTTCACTTGGATTTCCTTTCCATTTTTTTACCAACAAAATTAGATTTAATTTGTTTTTCCATGTCTAATAAACTTTTTTCAACTTTAGGCGTTTGAACATTATTCATATTGCTACCACCAATTACTTTTTTAGATGTATCAACACTTGGGATTAATTTAAGACTCCATTTATTTGACTTATTTTTATTGAAATTATCAACAGTGTCAGTTAATGTCTTGTCCCATAGATTTATCACATTATCAAAATTGAATTCTCTTTCAACATATGAAATTGTTTTGATAGCCATTTCTTTTTTATCATTATCAGACATGTCATGTATTTTCATAAATGCGTCTGCCACTTGTTCTTTAGTGCAATAATCTTCATAAATGTATGGAACGAGTTGTGAACCTACTAAACTTCTTTTAGCTGGTTCAATTCCGACTCCATGTTCACTTCCATCTATAGGATCTACTACTTGTCTAGTCATGCCGCCTGTTTTAAGAGCAACGATTGGCTTTCCGCACATCATTGAAATCATAGTAGATAAACCAAAGCCTTCATTTTTTGAAATGTTAACACAACAATCTGTTATGTTGTGAAGTACATTCATTTCATTAAATTGAAGTTTTTGTGTTGAAAACCAAACATTATCTTGTAAACCAAGCATCTCAGAAACTGCAAAAAGATTTGGACCTTCTGGATCTGCTGGTTCAGTATGCATGATTAAACAAGCTTTTCTATGTCCGTATTTATTCTCTAAATTATCTAAAAATAATTTCCATGCATCGAATAAATCAGCAGGCATTTTTCTTGTTGCATTTCTATTAACCCAAAGAACTTTAAACCAATCTGCTTTATCACCAAAATGTTGTTTTGTTAATTGCTTACTGTTTTGTTCTGGAATTGGAAAATATACATTTTTTGGAAAGGCATGAGGAATATAATTTGTTTTTTCTGGGAAATTTGGTTTTACAAGTTCATAAGTCTTATATGAAAGACAATTTATTAAATCGGTAGAAGCATACCAGGAAAAATTAAATTTTGGATATGGATCATTGTCCCAAACGTGCCAATAAGCGATAGGACATACTTGTCTAATTTCATCAGCCATTTCCCAAAGCCAAATAAACTGTCTTGGATCTGTGAAAAGAATAATAGCATCCGGCTTTTCTGAATAAAGAATGCTTTTAATAATTTCTTTATTTCCAAATCCATCTACTGGTTTAATAACGAAGTCAGCATTTACTGCAACGGTATCGTAGTTAGCATGTTTCATAGCTCCACCCAAGCATCTAAAACTATATCTACCTGTTTTTATTAAACCTTCAATTAAAAATCTTGCCTGTACACCAACGCCGGATGGCGCTAATGGATGATCAGATAAAAATAATATTTTTTTCTTTTTTACTGGCTTTATGAAAAAATCTTCATCATCTAATAATGAAGAATCATTCGTTAATAAACTTTCTTCAGACATCAATTAACTCCTTCAATTAATAAAAATATAAGAGTCTTGCTGAATAATGTTTAAGAAAAGAATAATTACTTTTTTAAAAGTATAATTATCTTGTTACTGTAGAAGCAGCAGCGGTTCTTGTAGACGTTTCAGTTATACCAGTAGCACCTGTAACTCCGGTTGATTGTGCTACACCAGTCGCTTGTGCAGACGCATTTTGCAGTTCCTGGGCAGCTTTATTTATTCTTTGAACCCTTTTTAAAGGATCTGGCTCATTTAAAGCCGAACTTAATTCAGTAGATGCACTGGTGGTTTGTTTATTGATTTTTTGAATTGTAGGTGACATTGCAATTTTTTGAGCGTTACGAACTGTTTTTTCGATATCTTTTTCAACTTGCTGAGAAATTGCTGGATTTGGTTTTACAGCAGAAACACTTCCTAAAGAAGTCGGGGTAGACGAAGCTTGTTCTTTTAAACTGATTTCTTCATTTACAATTTCAGAAATCAACTCTCTTAATTCACGAACAGTAATTTTTATTTTTTTAGAATAATCCATAAAATTTAATCTATAAGAATTATTATTAAATATATAGTAAAATATAAAATAAATTATTGAAAATTAAAATAATGCATAAATATGAACACCTTTCCTTTAAGAAGGATAATCAAAGATTTTCATTAAGGAAAATTTCTAAAAAAGAAAAAAAAATAGAAATTTCATTTAATATTAATGAAACAAGTATTTTACCTGGAATGTTAATTTGGATTAAAGATTCGATATATGGAAAAACATATAAAGAAGATAATACTCCATTAGCTGATAAATCATTTGGAATATCAGAAGAAACAAGAGCATTAGTTTTGGTTTTAGAAAATATTAATATTCCTGATGCTAACAATTCAAAATTTTCATATTCGTTTCATGAAGATTTTCCCGGATTTTTAGTTCTTTTCAATAATGAAATATTTTATGTAAGACTAGAAGATATAACAGGAATATTAAAAATAAATAATATTTAATATAGTATAAATATTATGAATATTAATTTTAAGAATTTTTTAGTTATCTCCGGTGATAGAAATAGTGAAGACAAAATAGCAGATTATACTGGCGTATTTTTGCCAGAAGCATTGGCATTTATGAAAACACATAATATTCCAATAACAAATCACCATAGAGTTAATTTAAGTTATAGTGAAAGTTCAAGACGCTTTTCTGTTTATAACTTTATTAAAAAAAAATACAATGAATTGGGGCAAATAGAAGGAATTGCTTTTTTTTGTTATGGATTAAATAAAAAAATACAATTAGGAATTAGGATTTCTGATTTGCAAGATTTTTCTTATTTGATAAAAGAAGTAATGCCAAAAAAGTCAATTAACTTTGCATTTGCATTGTATTGTTGCTCTATAGGAGATGAGCCTGGAATTGGTGGGGATAGAGGATTCGCTGATTGTCTAAGAGATGAAATGTGTAAAGCCGGAATAACTGAAGTTACAATTACAGCACATTCTGAAAGCGGTCATGCCACCAAAAATAGCTCAAAAAAGAAATTCGATGGCATGGGTTCCCCAGTAGGAGGAACTGGTGGGTTGTGGATTGTAGCTCCAAAATCAACTCTATGGACTAAATGGAAAAAATTAATAATTAAAACTGATTTAAGATTTAGAGTACCTTTTATGACGATTGCAGAAATACACAAAGAACTAGATTCTTAATAATAATAACAACTGTCATAAAAGAGGTAAATATGTTTGCTCCACGAACTAAAAAAATGTCTACTGGTATAGAAAAAGTTTTCAGAGGAATAGAAAATCATCCTGGATTATATCGAGAAATTATTCTTCATTGGATTCATTTTATAAACGAATCTACAGGGGAAATAATGAGTAGTAAATTAGATAAACAAATACAGGGCAAATTATACAAATTAGCCCTCGGTAACGAACGTTCATTACATGGAGAAGCAGAATATGCATTTCCTGACGGCGTTACCAGAAGGCTGGTTTGCGTACCTGAAGGTACAGTATACTGATCAAAGAGTATCAGATTCTATAATAATGCCAGAATCCTTGTTATTCATATCTAAGGATTCTGGTTTTATATTTTCTCTATTTTGTCCTATTGCAGAAACAAGTGCTCTCATTGTAACATTATCCTCTAATTCTAGAGAAAGAATATAAATCAAATATAACATTTGCCTTTGAGAAACCCCAAATTTACGAATTTCTAATAGTATATCTCTACATTCTTTTCTTTTAGAAGCAGATAATTTCATTTCAATATTTGGAGTAATATATCCTGCGTTATTTTCTTCGTTGTTATCATCAGAAAGAAAAGAATTAAATTGCTCTAATGCAGTTTTGTTTTCTTCACTCATTATCATCTCCTTCGTCTATTCTAACTCTATGTAAATTTTCTCCAAGAATTAACACATATTTGGTAATATATTTTTCTTGATTTGAGGAATCTTTTTCTCTGGAAAGAATAATAAATTTATTCCAAAGATTATTTTCGATTATAAATTGTGCTTCTTGCCATGTTGGTAAAACACAATCATTTTGCTGTAACAATGTAGAAAGCCAAACAGGAATATTTGTTTTTATATCTTCTATTGTTGGCACAACATTTGTTGATTCTTTTCTTTGTATTTCTGTTTTTCCTACTTCTAGGATTTTATGTATTGCTTCACAGTTATTACATTTTATATAAGACTGTTTTACAGAACCATCTTTTTTTATTTCTGAAAAAACAATAAATTTGTGAAATATGGTTGGCTCCATATCTTTATATTGTGGCAAAACACAATTGCATTCTACTAAATGTTTGATAAAAATTTTTTGATTTTTATCAACTAAATCATCAATTGATTTTATTTCTGTTTTATTTTTATCAACTTCAATTTTAACAGGATCAATCTTCCGAGTTTGTTTCTTGCTCGATACTGACTGCTGCTTGTCCTGGGTTGATTCTTTCTTCTTGGGTGCCATATGATTTAAATAAAAATATAAATAAAAAACAAACTAAAAATACTAATGAACTTGTAAAAAAATAGTTTTTTATTTTTTCGTTTCTTTCTTTTAGTTTTTTTTCTTTTCTAAATTTTTCTATTTCCGTCAGGGAATTGTCATTGTTTTTTAAAACAAATGCCAATAAGCTCAAACCGTCGTTTGTTTTGTCTCTTTCCCTGACTTTTTGGAGTTTGGGGAAGACAAATCCCCTTCAAGAGTTTTTTCCA